TGCTGCTGACCTGTTTGTTGCCCAGTATCAGACGTTCCACTTGTAGTTGCATCGAAAGTAGTGACACTATTAAATTTCTGCTGTTCATTCCTAAACATAGTTGTTCGTCGCAATGACATCATTGCAGTTTGAGAATTTTGTTGATTCTGTTGATCCTGTTGACTTTGTGCTTGTTTTTGATATGGCCCAGCGATCCAACCATTAGGGCCACCCATATGAGTTAATTGGTCATAATCACGCTGCGGATTTTGCGTATGGCTAAGACCGTTAAACGATAGAGTAGTGAGATTACCACGAGGATAAAAATCAGTGTTACCACCTCCATCACTAGTGACACCGCCAAGATAATAATTACCGGGAACAGCATAGCCCTTATCACCTACTTGAGTAGGTTCCCTAGCATACTGAGAATTAGACTTTGGGATCTTAACTGTTGGAGGTGTGAAGATTCCATTTTGTGTTTCAAATGCAACATAAATAAAATCTTTATCAACCTTGGTAACATGACATGGAATAGATTTGGCTTCCCGTTCAATACCATCATTGATCCGTTTAGCGGACCATTGGTTCATCCGATACTGAAACGGGTGTTTATGTGAGTCGTAACGGCCCATTATGGACTAACCTCGAATGCACCATTGCGGTATATGAGTGTAGAACTGAATATTCCATCAACCATGCTTAGATATCTACCAACAGAACCAAGTACATTTATCTGCCCAGGATCATTAGCTAATGGAAATTCAAAGTATGTATCATTAATATGCAAGCATCGCCATTTTACATTTAGTATGGTAGGATCAAAATTCTCTAAGTAATAATCAACCATTGTACCAGGAGGTGTCATTGTTCCAGTTGAACCAATAGGAATAGGCCACAAAGGAGGTGCCACTAATTCTACAGTCATAACTCTTCTTAGATTATCATATGATAATGAGTTTACTGCTCGAGAAGGTGGTGATTGATACAATGGAACAGTTATTACCCATGAACCATCCAGACCATATACGTTCACATAATAGCGTTGTGCTGATATATTCCAAGTTACAATTATCTTATAATCCACATTATCAAGAGTAACCTTGAAATTTGGAGCAACTAAGTTTGATGGTAAGAATGGGATTACTATTGTCATGGGATATTAGTAAATGGGAAACTAGCAGCATTTGCGATTGCTGGATAATTCATATAAGTTCCAGCAACTCCTTGTGCTGTTGCACCACTCAAACTTGTAAGATTTCCTCCGAGTTGTGTATTAGGATCTTGAATAAGAGCTGGCTGTGGTCCCATAAGTCCTGGTTGCGGACCAGACTGATTCCCATCTGTAACTAATCCACCTGAAGCTTTAGACATTAATAGATTCTGAGCGCCCTGAAGGTCTTCTAGAGCTATCAATGGTTTTTCAAAATCAAATCGCCACGCATTCTGTGGTAATGAATTATTCGATCTAGAATTATCAGTTAAGCTAACCAAAATCAAATTCTGATACATAAAAGCCGGAGTCATTACAGTATAAGTTCCACCCCCATTATTATGATTAGCAAGAGTCTGTTGCAACCCAGTCATCATCATTTGCTTATAAGCGAATGCCTGAGGAGTACGCATTGGGGCATCCATAATAAGCGATAAAGTCAATGGTTCTACAATCGTTGCATTTGCTGCTACGTTTTGATTAGCAAACGGATATTTAGCAATAGTCTGACTAATTAAAGTTCCCCCGGCTAATACATTGAAAGCACCAAAAGCATCATCTAAATCACCGATATCAAATGGAAGACCTAAAGAATTAAATCCAGCACCTAAAAGTAAACTCAGCATAGGTATCAATCCACCAGGAGACTGTGTAGCAATTCCTCCGGTTAATATAATTGGACAAACTTGATATGTTAATTGAACTGCTGTATTTGATGGAGGCATTAGCCTGTCATTCCTGCTGCGGTCATAAAGATATTACTACCGGGGACATTGCGTACGACAAGATTTGCTACTCTAGAAGATTGCCAGTTGTTATAGGATAAAGGACCAAGTTTAGCTGCACCATTAGTCCCTGTAGAATCCTTACCTGTATCGGCTGGATTAGGAGTAGGAGGAGCCATTTTGGTAGCAGCATTAGACCAAGTATCCATCGTGGCACTTGCTCCAGCCCCAAATGGATCTGCTGATGGATTATATCCAACTCCAGGAGCCAAGCTAGATTTACCAAATAACCAAGAACCAAATGTTGAGGGAGCACCACCAGTGATAGAAGGAGCAGGAGTGCCAGGAGCCCCAAATGTTGAGGGAGCACCACCAGTGATAGAAGGAGCAGGAGTGCCAGGAGCCCCAAATGTTGAGGGTGGAGTTATACCAGATTTAGAAGTAGGGGGAGCAGGAGGAGCCTGTGGAGTATAGCCGGGTGGATTAGGAAATACTCCCGATGTATCTTTAGATGAAAATGGGTTTGCAAAGATAGACGGTGGAATGGCTTGTGCACCTCTGCCTAGATTAATCGTAGTACTTGACCAATTCGAACCAGGAGGAGCATAGGTATCCTGTTTATTAGGATCAAATTGACCAAATGCATTGAATGGTCTTACATTCTGTTGTCCAGTAGCCATTGCTCCTGGTACTACTGGAGCTTCTCTAAATGCTGCCCCTGTGCCACCAAAAAATTGTCTAATACCAGTCGAAAGTTCTCTACCATAAGGAGCAGCCCTTAGCCCTGTTCCTGTTTCATCCTTATATCCTTGTGCTCCTGTTGGAAGAGCTGGTTCAGGTTTTGTTTCTGCAGGTATGAACAAATTCAATATCTTAACAGCAGATTTTAGAATGTTCACAAATTTGTCCATATAAGATTCAAACTCTTCCAAAGAAGGCAATGCATCTTTTACTTTTTGAATATAATCACTAATATCTTTTTCTGACAGTTTATTCATTTTGTCAGCAAGGTTATGAATTTGTTCTGCTAACCATGCAATGAACTTTTGCATCTCTGGTGTTTTTATCAAGGTTCTAATTATATTAGCAAAACCTTGACTCAATTCCTTGAGTGGTTCAGCTAGGTCTGCTAAACTTTCACCGAATGCAGATTCTAAACTTGCCTTAGCAGCTTGAAACTGTATTTCTAGTTCTGACCAAGCTCTCAATGCTCTAGGTGTAATCTTTAATTGTTCTTTATATTGCTTAGTTAATTCCATTTTTACTTTATATTCTTCTTGGCCTTCTTTAGTAGATAAGCGCAACAAAGTCATCGGATCAAAAAATTGGTCAAGGCCATAAGCCTTAGCCATTCTTAATTCATTGCCGGGTCCAGCTTGATTAAGAACAGTAAAACTTTTCTGAACCAACTTATCCATAACTTCATCTGGGTCCATCCTCCCACCAGCAAATGGATTTATCCCAGCAGCTAACAGACCTCTTTGCCTTTCAGGATCACCAGCCATCCCCATACGGATATTCTTAAGAACTTCGCCTGGAGAGCCAATTAATCCTTGGCTAAAGATCATACTAGCTTGTGTTCGACCGTAGTCACCTCCTAACCCTAGTACTTGTCTACGTTTAGCAAGGATAGATGCAGCTAATCGTTCAATACCAAATAGACCACCTCCCATGCCTAGCAAAGCAGTAACACCACCGATGATAGTAGACCAACTAATGAAATTCTTGGTGATCTTCCAAACTTCAGAACCTACTGATTTAGTGACACCTAATAAACCTTGCATCGTGGCTTGTACACCACGAACCAGAATATTTGTTCTTTGTAATGATTGATTAATCTGAGTGAATTGTTGGTTTAATCTTCTTATCTGTCCTGAGAATGCGTTGAACTGCGCAGCAAATTGTTGAAATTGCTGTGATTGAACTTGGACTGTTAAACGAGGTTGCCGAGCCATTAATTAACTCTGCACGTTTGGATTAGCAGCACGTTGTTTCAGATCATCATAGAAAGAAGATGGCACAGAAGCAGTAGTAATCATTTCATAATTAGTAGACCAAGCAGCACCGTCAGGATTCCTAAAATCTCCAATATGAAGAACTCTCGTAACAACGTAATCACCGGGTAAAGTAATGTGGGTTCTTTGGTCTGGAGCCGGTCCTCCAGCAAATGCATCTGCACCACTAAATCCAACCAACGTTTGAGGAAGCGTACAACCCCATGAAATATGAAGCCCTCCTCGCAGAACCACCTTCACACTAATTGTTACGATAGTTAACCATGTTGGTTGACCAATTAGTTCAAGATAATTTATATCACTGGTTCCAATCGTTTTTGTAAAATCAGTCGCTGTTAATGTTTGATTGTACGAAGTAAGTTGAACACCTGGATATTGTTTACTCCCCATTATTGATTGACTAAGTTTTTGAATATATCCAGCATATTGTTCAACAGACTGATACATACCTGCATCTTGATACATCAATTTTAAAGCATCTGAAATAACAACATTGACATTAGCTTGTGGGAATGCTGTTGATAATGTCTGTTGTATTGCCGATGACATAGGCATATTCGGCAACATATTATGAATCATATTTATAGGCGCAGATAATGGAGCAAAACTACCACCTCCAAAAAATGAACCTACCATACCTCCAACTTGTGATGTTGCTGGTCCTAAATTAAAGTCTGATAGTATTTGTCCTCCTATAGCTGTTAGTATAGACCCAGGATCTACCAGTGTAGGTGAAACACCATTACGCATCGACCTAAAATCTAATGAACGACGACCTACACGATTAAATTGTACTGACTGAACTTGCCCTGTAGTAGAAGGCGCGTTTATGGAAGTTCCAGGAGTTGCAGGAGAAGCTCCCGGCTGAGTTGCTCCTGAACCAGCAGCCTGTTTTGCTCCAGTAGCTATAATCGCAAAACCAAGAGAAGTTTCATTACCTATCCAATTCCCCCAACATTTCAAAATCTTAGCTTGCACTAAGAGTTTATCTCTTTGCGACTGAAAAGTAGCTAGAGGCAAACCTGGGGACATCCCTCCATAAATAGTGATTATTTTATCAACTAATTGATTAGATGCTTTAATTTGATCCCAACTTACACCATAAATAGTAATAACAGAATTCTCAGATGGTGCTGTAGCAGTCCATTCTTCTATCTGAAATTCAATCTGCTGGGCATTAGGATCATGAACACCATTAGGTGCTATAGTTCCCCATTGTGCTCCGTTCTCATACCTTGCCGGGAATATATCTCCTGGAGCACCATCTATTCTGATATTGTAATACCTCATCGCACCCCAGCCGCAGCCACTTGATCATCCATATCAGCATTATCAGAACCAGAATCTGAATGCCCAATATCCATATCAGAATGATTTGTAACTTTCAACTTATCAATAGGATGATTATCATTATCAGCCTCAGGATGTTTTTCAGGTTTTGCATTATCATCTGATTTAGGAACAGCACTCCATCTTTGGTCTATATCAGTTGGCCATGCTGGAACCTTGGCATATGGACCATGCACAACACCGCTACCAGTATCATCAGCAGTGAATGGTTTTCCTTGCTCTTTCAGTAGTTGTTTCTTATGTTCCCATGCTTCTGGAGACATAATTTCAAAATGCATTGGGTCACCAAACCGACCTCCCCATGATAACCCATGCTTCCAAGCTACATCTTCAACATCTGCTGGCAAATCTGTTGTATTACCGCCCATTCTATTTCTATCAACATTAATATCAGCAGCGGCCCCATAAGCATGCATAGATAAACCGCCACCTCCACGTTTACTTCTGAAATTATACCCACCACTCACATCTACTGGATAACCTCTATCTATCATTTCATTAAAGAAACCTTCGTATCTTTGAGCCCCAGCTTTATTTACCGTGAGCTCTTGTCCATCCTTTAATCTAATTGTAGTTAAATTCTCTCCAGGTCGACCAAGTGCCCCAGTTGCAGCATAATTAAATTCACCACTCTCACCCGGACGTCTTTCATATGCATGTGGCGGAAAATACCCCCTAGGGGCTATTGCTCCTCCTTCAGATGGAGTAGAAACCGGGGTAGCATTCACTTTACCTTGTGCTAAATATCCTCTCGATCCAGCCCAATATGCTGCCATTCCTTGCTTAGGATCACCTATTCCACCAGCACGGGCACGTTGACCAGCAATTTGAACAGCTTGTTTGATATTAAAATCAGGATCTTCTAGTTCCTCTACAGTGAATGGTTTATCACGAAGATTGTACGTTTGAGCGTCAGCCGGTGATAATTGGAATAAACCAATAGAACCTGCTCCTCCTGCCCCTGCTGCTCCAAACCTACCATAATCACCACCAGCCTTAGGATTCATACTACTTTCTTGCTGAGCCATTTGAGTCATTAAACCAGCCCACTCTTTTGGTGAACCGGTCTTAATGCCATATCGTTCTCCATCTGGAGGAACATACCCATCTAATGAAGAACCAGCAATTTCCTTTTCTAGTTTAGATTGAACGTCATAAGCTTGAGCTTTATTCGTTACACGAGTACTGGTCGCAGCAGGTCTATCAGAAGGTGTTGCTTTTTCTGTTCCTGCCGGTTCTTTATATTTCTCATAGAACCCACGACCTGCCTGTACTCTTTTTCCATATGTATTCGTAGCATAGCCCTCAAACCGTTTACCCATCGGTTCGAGTGCAGTCATATCTGTGCTCTTGACAGCATTGCTGCCATACCTTTGTCTGAACTCCCGGTCCAGAAAATCCATTTGAACGTTAGGGTCACGCCAATCTTTACCCTGCGATTGGGCATAATTTTTTAGACTTCTGGCACGTTCATTATGCCATTGGGCCAGACCGAAAGATGTACCTGCGTCTCCGACTGTGCCTGTATTAAATCCACTCTCTTCAGACACATTCCCAGCCATCATAGATGCAGCTTCTTTTGACCAGCCACGGTCCATCATACCTTTTATAAATTGATTAGGACCAAATCCTTTTGCAGAGACTGCCGGGTAACCACCTGCAGGAGCAGCTTCTGGTTCTCTCCCACCTCCGGTTATACTAGGAGGAACTCTCCCTGGAACAACTCTACCTCTAGCTCTGGTTGGAATAGGCATTCCCACCCTTCTGGCTAATCCTACCCTACCAGGATATTTAGCAGGAGCAGTAATTGGAGCATGGGCTCTAGTAAACCTATCAACTACATCAGAAAGAATATCCACAGCTTCTTTCAGAAGTTTCCAAATACGTTTTATAAATCCAATTAATTTTTCAATATCTTGTTGAAACTCTGGACTACCAATCCATTTAGAAAACCTATCCAATTGTTTACTAAGTTCTGCTACAATAGTCTTTGTCAATGGCGATCTGATAAATACCCTAATGAATTTTGTTAATTGTTCACTTAAATCTTTCAGCCCTTGAACAAGTGGCGAATCAGATTTTGCTAGTTCTTCTACAATTACAGTTTGAATTCTCACTCCCGTTAACTGTACAATCTTGCTAAATTCCATCCAACCATGCGTGGCTTTGCTCGAAACCTCCATTAAAGGTCTATAATCATCATACATCTTCTTTAATGCTTGCAGTTCCTCATCACTAATTTCTCGTAAACGAATTAACTCTTCTGGATTTAATAAAGAAGTAAGAGAAAACACCGTAGCCATTTTCATTTCAGTACCAGCTTGCTGCCTCTTCATAAATTGTGCAGCAGCAATTGTGACTTGCGCCATCATATCAGTGGTATCTGAAAAACGATTTATCCCTAGCACTTGTAAAGCAATATCTGGTCTTCCACCCTGCCATCCTCGTGCCTGCACCATATTACTCAATAAATTTTGAGTATCTACATAAGCACCGAAAGTAGACCTAAAAGCGCGCAATCCACCTATAGATGAAAAAGACCCGGATGCCATGAGGAAATCTTGCAACATGGCGTCGCCGAGTCCAACCATTTTATCCCAGAACCATTTCATAAATCGTGCCGCACCAGTCGCAGCACTGATTGCTATACCTCCTATCAAAGTTACAGTACTGACTGTAGCACCAATAATTGGCCCTAAAAGATCTGCTGCTATTGACAATACTCGTAGAAATGCCTGACCAGCAGTTCCCATTACCCGCATAATCGCAGCAATCGAACCTTGCAAAGATGCAGAAAGTTTGCGGAATATTTGCAACAAACGCTGAAATCTATTCTTAGTAGCCTGATGAGCTTGAAATAATTGATTCACACTTAATTGATTTTGTACAGAATATTGGAACTGCGATACAAGTTGCTGCATTCTCTGGACATTCGCCATAAATTGGCGCATGTCCCTAAAAAATCTTTGTGGAATTGGAATGTTTACCGTTGCCATTTATGTCTTCCACATTGCAATCATATATCGCTGTTGCCACTCTAACCGGGAGCTATGCGGCCATGACATTTCAAACTGATCGAAGAACTCTTTGAACTTTTCATCAACCAGCCACGATAAGCAGGACTGGACTATTGACTCACTACCGTTTTCTGCTTCTCGCCAGTAGTCTCTTCCCGTGTCAATGTCCGCAAAGAATTCATATATTCCGTAACATTCAATGAGATAGTTTGCGCGCCCCAGAGTGTGCTCAAGCCTTCCATTGCTATCGTCAATTCCTGTTTTAGATGAATCGACGAGGCGCATGTAAAATATACAATGCAGTTTTCCACCTCCGCTGCTGCTTCATCATCAATAATCCCACGTTTCCTAGCCACGTCAAAAGGCATCTGTTCCCAGCCATTATTCTGACTAGGTGCAATGACATTTGTTAGCCGGTAGATTTCTGCCATAAGGGATTGCTGGGTACGCTCCCAAACACCGAGGGACATAGCTTCCTGCTTTAGTAAAAGAGCCGCTACACGAGGACCTGTTACTGGACCAAGGCCATTCGTATAAACAGCCGTGAATGCCCTCGAAATAGGTAGGAAGTTATCCTCGAATACCTCCCGGCTAATTGGTTGTGAGTGAACGAAAATGTTACCATCACCAGTTTCTACACTCATTACCAGATTCAATTTTCTATTTAACTTGACCTCAGCCATATGCTACTCCTTAAGTTCCAAAGAACCCTGTGTTGACGTTGTAGTAACCACGAGCCGTAACGACCATGGCAGCCTCCATGCCAGCCATCGCCATTTCACGTACACTTTCTAACGCCACATTATTCAGTACAAATGGCGTAAGAACATCGGTATCCGGCCAAATCGTTGTGAGCCCGATGAGGGTTGTATCTTCAACCTGAAGCTTAAAGAGCTGAGCTAAGGCTGAACTCCGTACGAGTGACATGGTGAGAGATGCCGACAAGTACGGAGCTGGGCTACTTACGAGACTGACCATTGCCGGGAGTAGGTCAGTCGCGTTTCCTTCTAACGCCAGACGTATTCCTTCTGTAGTTAGAAACCCACTTGTCACATTGAGTTGAGGGAAGTCATTAAAAGTGACAGAAGCCCGGAGCCTATTCAGAACTCCAGGAGGTGTGAACTGAAAGGCCATGGGTTATCTCCTTAGATTGAAACTAGGTTAGATGCGACAATATTCACAAGAATATGGATAAAGCCGCGTGCAGGGATGAACAGGCTCGATAACCCATCATACTCCCCTATCTTGTAGTCTCCTGGGTTCGCCAGTGTGTAATTAAGGAACGGAACAGCGTTCACATCACACTTCCCGGCAAATGTACCTGCTTGAATTGCAGCCGTAAGATCTGGCCCATCAAACTGAGTCATTTCAATCTTACCAAGCACCATCCCAAAGGTTTGGGCATCCTGCATTGTTCCGAATAAAACAGTTTCCAGGAAATTAATCCCATCTTGGTTATAGTAGAGAGGTGCCAAAGGATTATTGGAACCATTGATAATAGCGTTGCTGAGATCCAAGTTTACTTGGATTTGAACCCAATCAATAGTATACCACCAGTTGAAATAGTCATGTCCATCCAGTGTTACACCCTCATAAATCATAGTAAATGCGATACCACCTTCCGCCCCGGTTGTAACATAGTTTGTATTCGCTGTCTTAAAACTCACCAGTAATGGGCCGTTACCTTTTTGTGGATACTGTGTAACTCCATAGAGATACTTGAATGCCATTGGCGCGACACGGTTTGTATTTGAAGCACGATAGACAAGTGCATTATAGAATGCTGCTGCCAATGAAAATTCACCGTTTGGGTTGGTGATATTATTTTGTGTTGGGTCTGTAAGTGCAGGAGCCTCGACCATTTGGACCACATCTTTATAAGTAGATCCAAGGTTACTCATTGTTGACGGAGTAACAGTCAGCCAGAAATACTCCATAGCTTCTGGGTTTTGATACTGCTTGAGTAAGTTCGTAAAGGCTGTAGGAGCAGCACTAGAACCCAAAGTAAGAGGATCACTACCAAAATGACGTGGCATCAAGAAACCATAAATAGTCAGCGGATTATTGGTCAACCAAGTTTGAAATGCCGTAGTTTCATTAGCTGGAGTATTCTGGTATCCAATTTCAAGAATCCAGACACCAACTTCATTACCCTGACCAAAATAGGTAGAAGCCATTTGTGATAGTTCATTACATTTTTGGGGAAGGTATGTTCCTAGAGTAGTCACAGATCCAGGATTACTAGTTAGAGGATATGTAAATGCATTAGATGCTGTGACAGTAACTGTATAGAGACCATTATATGCAGCAGGAACAAACCCCGATATATAGAACAGAATGTTATCACCAATTGCCCCATGCAGAAGCGGTAGCGTTGTGGTGATAGTGACAGCGCCACCCGCCCATGTTGCAGAAGTAATGGCCCTAGGAGCTTGCAGCCATTGTGTCAAATCTGACATCTGCGTTAATAGTTCTGTATCTCCCGGCACCATCGAAGTTGCACCGAAAGATACGAAAGCACCACTACGCTGATAGGTATTTGGGGTCGGAGCCTCAATGATTGAAACGTTAACCGTAACAATCGCATTGGGATCCGTGCTGAATTGGGTTTGGATTGTCATGGTTCACGTTCCCTTCTAAGAATTACCGACGACGCCCACGCTGAGGAGGAGTGCGGTCTGACCCATCATCATCTTCTTCTTCCTCATCTGGCTCCTCGACCTTAGCCTTCGGCTTTTCAGCCTCTTCCTGAATCTTATCCTGAATTTTGTCTATAATCAATTGCCTCATCAGGCCAGTTTCAGGATCATAGCTTTGGATCGTACCAGCCGCATAGACAAACTTATTCGGGACACGCGGGGCGGTAGCTGTTGTCGAAACAGTGACCCCCGGAGGCTTTTGCACCGGGGCATCATTGGGGTAAGTCGCTCGCCAATCAGGCAATACGTTGGTCTGTGGCATTATTATCTCCTACTAGATTAACCACTGTGGAATCCATTGAACCTTGGCATGTAAGATAAATTGCCTAGTTTCGTCTCTGACAACTTTCTGTCGGTAATTAATATCAAATTCTATTATCTTACGTTGAGCTATCACCTTAAATTCAGGTTGTGTCAATTTTTCATCTCTAATAGCCGGAGTGTGAGATAGTCCAAGCTTCATCCAATCTAACGAATACTGTTCAACAAAAGCTAGAAAATTACTAGCTGTCAAGTTATCACAACCATATAAGTGAATACGCACCAACTCACTACATAATTGATCTTGCTGCATAGTCGGACCAAAAGCAGAACCCATTTCTAAGCTCTCAGTTTTCTCAATATGAACAGAACCAAACGGAGGGGGCAGATTATCATCAACCAAATAAGAAGGATATAAAGGAATTGGACAAGTAAAACCGGGGTACGGAGGAATATAATTCGGCATATTAAGCCAAATGGGGAGTGAGTTCGAAACCACAAGTGTAGGACTAAACTGAGTAACATCTTCTATGATTTGGGTTACGTGTCTACTTTTAAGTGCAGTTCCCGCATAATGATATAAATCAGCTTGTTCGTACAAACGACCTCGACTACTAAAAGCAAATATCAGGTTTGTTCCGCCATCTGGTGATGTATAGTGGCAAATATAAAGATAATCTGGTCCTATTTGATTAAACGGTTGCACTTCAGTTAATGAGGTAAAGATAACTGTATTAGAATCTACAGTTGCATCCTCATCCTGGTCAACTCTAGAGCTATAATGTAAAGAACCCTCAACCTCAACATCAGTCGGAAGCGTAACACTAGGAACAGATTTCTGCAAAATAACTGAAAACTTATGATGGTCAGATGGTGAATTAACCCATGCCCCATTCGTACAATTTGGTGGAATAGAAATATTTGCTCCAGACATAACCTCTCTAGTTGTCGTTGTTTCATGACTATAAGCAGGACCTGTAAAATCTACGTATAAAGGTTCTGCTGTCGCTAAACCCTGATCTGTAGCACTAAGAGGATTAAAGATAGTCCCACCAACAATAGTAAGAGCCCCAATACCACCGGGAGAAACTTGAATAGCTGCTCCACCGTCGGTAGTTTGGGATGCCAAGCCAGGATTGAGCTGAATTCCCGGAGTCGTAACATTGTTTGCGCTCGATGGAATTCGTATCCAATAGTTCATACCATCTAACGGAAACACATATCGCTTATACAATGAAAAATTAAGCGTTTGATCGGCAGATAGGGTTCGTACACCATCTGCAAGCGCTGCACCAAGAGGAGGCTTACCTGAGTTCAGTGCTTCTGAGATTGAAGGCATTTATGCAGCCACTTCCAATTTTTCAACCAGCCGCTAACCATGCGTCATAGGTCGTGCGGATGATGGTGGCGTGAGTTGGTAATCAACCATCAGAACCTCGCATCGGCCATAGCGTGGCCCCAGATGAAATTGGCGGCGGCAACAGAGACGTTGCTGACAGCGTAGCTTACCCCAAAATCGCTCGCCGCAGCGTTGGTAGTGGCAGCCACATCAACAGCGCCGTTCTGATCTCGGATTTTAGTGCTTGCGCCTGTGTAGGGTGAGTAGACTTGAGTGGTCGGGGACGTACGCTTCCTAACCTTGAAGTGCCAGAACGGAAGGGTGTGGAAATTACCCGTCGCCTGCACGAAGTTTACAAGTGGGCATCCTCCGGCATAGTTGCTGTAGACGTTGCCGGGTGGGTCCGCATACGGATATGTCTTCTCATAGTAGCGCTGACACAACATTAGCTCCTGATCGAACGGTCGCATAATGAATGGCGCACGGGTCGAAGAGGGAAGCTCGATGCCAGGGAGGACGATCAGGCCGGTGATTTGGAATACGTCGGTGGTGGCTGCTGCACCGTTGATGGTTCCTGTGACCCCAAACAGGTTGGAAGCCGCCCATGTGTTGGCGGTACCGAGCCCGCTGCTGCCAGACATAACTGTGATGATCAGATCAAGGCCACCCGTGTTGTCCTTGACCCACGTGCCGGTAACATCTCCTGATATGGTGACCGTCTTAAATTCCCAGGTATCGGCAACGTTCTGCGTAAAAGAGAACGGATAAGATCTATTGCCGCCGCTGTTACGAATGCTGCCCGAGTACGTGCCAGTCCTGTGGATTTTCGTCCAAAACACGATCGATACCGACTGCGCGGCAGCAGCGCCAAAGGCCAGACGTGCTACACGGTACCCCTCAATGCGTTGATACAACAACAAAGCATCACCCGACGCGGGCGACGCGTTGGCGGTTGATACCGTCACTTTGATAGAGTTTATCAACCCCGACGGGGCATCTGCGACCTGTGCGGCCGAGATAACCTGCACGCCAACAGTGTACAGTTGCCACCCATCAATCACATAGCTGCCGCTAGTTGCAATTGCCGATGTGCCGCGCTCTTGGCTGATATCACACGAGCCATTGATCTGCATCCCGTTGTAGCTCAAGGCATCAAACGGAGCCGCGTAGACGTTGGTGCGGCCTTGTACTTGCTGGGCCGAACTCAAGGACTGAGCCGCATCATAACGCACCGCCTCGCTATTCACAAAAGCGGTGGTAGCTAGCTGCGTCGTGTTCGTACCAGCCGTTGCCGTTGGAGCTGCTGGAGTTCCGGTAAAGGTTGGTGAAGCAAGAGGCGCAAATGATGTAGCCACGAATGCAGTCGTAGCCATCTTAGTTGTATTATCACCAGCAGTAGGTGTCGTTCCAGTAACTGTGCCATTGGGGAAATTGATATTAGAAATGGTGTAACCAGAACCACGAGTAACAATCATCCAAGTAGTACTGGCACTATAGGCATCATTAACAGCTCGGAAATTAAGAGTTGTGCTTGAAGTCTGATCAAAAATATCCCATATTTTTTGATCAGTACCGCCAGTAGCATCATTAAAAGATATTGTAGGATTAGTAGCAGCAAGTTGCACATTACCAGATGTCTTTAACGCACCTGACCATAATGGTGATGTGATACTAGTCGGAAAGTTACCTGCTCCAGCATCACTAATACTTAGAAGTGAACCACTATAAGCACTATTCAGAATTTGGAAGTCACCTAAATTATCAACACGAACAGATTTATTCCGAACAGTGCTTCCAGCATTATTATTTACAAATTGAATTTGGGCTCCCTGAGATGTGTCAGACGTATAATTACTAATCAACTGAAGACTGTTTGCACCAGTCGTTGTGCCACTCGTAATAATCTCACTAGCAGAACCACTAGGAGAACCAACATTCACCACACCAGTAAAACTAGGTGAGGCGAGAGGCGCACGAGAGGTATCGGTAGGGTGAACATGATCTTGGCGAGCATATAGAAGTGATGTACCAACAGCAACCGTACCATCCATTACCGGATTGGCTGTTCCAGCTTGTCCAACAACATAAGCAGTCGTCGCTAATTGAGTCGTATTGGTGTTAGCAGCTGCTGTTGGAGCAGCCGGAACTCCAGTAAATGTGGGAGAGGCGAGTGGAGCATATGTTCCACTAACAAAAGTTTGAGTCGCAAGAGTATCTGTTGCAGCCGGGAGTGTTAATACTCCAGAAGCACCGGGAATAATTTCTTGACCAGAATTAAAATGTAAACGACCATTAGAAACAAAACGACCCCATGGTCCTAGGGTACCGGCAGTCATAACCAAGACTTCTAAATCACCAGCCTCTGATCCTGCAGTACCATTTGTTCCATAACCTTTAATCGCTCCATAGGTTTTCTGTGCAGAAGAAGCATTTAAGCCCTGAAGATTTAATTGACCACCGACACCTGTAGTTACCGCAGTAGTATCAGAAATATTTTCAGTGGCACCAGCATTCGTTAATGTGATAGTACCAGTGAATGATGGTGAAGCTAATGGTGCGAACGATGCAGCTACGAAAGCAGTTGTCGCCAATTGAGTAGTATTTGTTCCCGCAGTTGCTGTTGGAGCAGCCGGAGTTCCAGTGAATGTTGGTGAAGCAAGAGGCGCACGTGACGTATCTGTCGGATGTATGTGATCACCTCTTGCATAAGTTGTGAGGATGCCAACCGTAGCAGTACCATCCATAGCAGGAGTAGTACTCGACGGAGCAGGAACAGCAGCATTGGTGATCGCAGTTCCAACAAAGGCAGTAGTAGCAAGTTGAGTAGTGTTCGTACCAGACGTCGCCGTAGGTGCAGCCGGAACTCCTGTAAATGTGGGCGAGGCAAGAGGTGCATAGGATGTGGCTACGAAAGCTGTGGTCGCAAGCTGTGTCGTGTTTGTGCCAGCAGTCGCAGTGGGAGCTGCTGGAGTTCCGGTAAAGGTCGGAGAAGCAAGAGGAGCGCGTGAGGTATCAGTTGGATGTACGTGGTCTCCTCTAGCATAAGTTAGAAGAATGCCGATCGCCGCAGTACCATCCATTGCTGGAGTAGTACTAGATGGAGCAGGGACTGCGGCATTCGTAATCGCAGTTCCTACAAAAGCCGTGGTCGCAATCTGCGTCGTTGCTGTACCAGCAGTCGCAGTCGGAGCCGCTGGAACTCCAGTAAACGTAGGCGAAGCAAGAGGTGCATAGTTTTGATTCGTAGCTGCTGTAACGAGTCCTTTTCCATTGACTGTGATCCCCTGAAAAGTGCCTACATTAGAATTAACAGTAGCAAGAGTAGTGCTGATAGCAGTTGTACCAGAACCAGAAATATCACCAGATAGAGTAATGGTCTGGTTTCCGGTAAGATATCCTTGTGCTTTAACATAAGCTGTCGTCGCTATCTTAGTAGAATTGTCAGTCGTAACCGGAGTTGTAGATGTTGGAGCATTTAATAATTGAGCACCTGTAGAGGAAAAAGTAGCTTGATTAACACCACCTATGACAAATTGCATATTGCGTGAAACACCAGTCCCATTGTACATTGTTCCAATAACTAGAACATTAGAAGTCACTTGCCAGCCAAAAGTGCCCCATTCATAA